CTACTTCGTTGGCTCCACGATCTCGCCGACACGACGATAGACCGTCTCGGTGATGCGCTTGTCGGTGTGTCCAAGCAGCCTGGATGCCCGGCCGAGGTCAGCAATTTCAGAGGCTGCCTTCGGGCGGATGTCTCGGAACTGAAACTGACGAATCGCGGTGGCCAGGGTCTCGTCGAGTTCCTCCAGCGCCGCGCCGGCGGCGGCCGACCGTGCTTCGTCAAAGCGAATGCGCAGCATGGAGGATGTCATCCGGCGCCCATCGGGCGTAGTGATCAGATACGGGCCGGCTACGCCGCGCTGGCGCCGCTGCTCGCACAGCCGCGCAACGAGTTCTCCAAGCGCCGTCGGGCTGCCGTCGACATCGAGCATGATGCGCAACTTCTTCGACGTCTTGCCCTGGGCGATCTGCAGGTGCCCATCCTGAATGTCCGCCTCCCGAATGATCAGCACGTCGCTCGGTCGCTGGGCGGTGAGATAGGCAAGGTCCATTGCGTCGCGGAGTTCCGGTGGCGCCGCGCCGTATACCGCGTTCCAGACCTCGGCCCTGGCGTAGAAGTCGCGCGGCGTCTCGCGGTTCTTGCGAACCCCCTTCACCGGGTTTTCAGCCGTGACGATTCCCCACTCCCTGGCGATGTTGAAGATGTGGGAGAAGAGGGATAGCTCCCTGTTCGCCCGAACCTTCGCGGACCGCTTGTCCCGGTACTGTGCCAGCACTTGGGGGGTGAGCGCCTCGACCGGCGCTTCTGAAAACGCCTTTCGCAGTTGCGTCAGAGAGAGGAGGTTGTCCTTTTGGGTGCGTGGCGCTTTCCCGGGGATGATCTCTTTTTCGTACCGGTCGAACACGTCACCCCATTTGCGCAGGGTCTTCGGAGCCGGACTGGCATCCAGCCGCGCCCACTCCAGCTTTGCCAGGTCCAGGTCGGTGCCGAGCGGGATTTCCTTCCTCTTTCCGTCTTCGCCGCGGCCGTCGTAGTAGTAGCCAACCCACAACCTCCCTCCTTTTAGCTTCCTGGTCCGGCGAATCATCCGGGGCGGGAGATCCCTGTTCTTCGGCTGCTTCGGCCGCATTTCAACTCACCTTCGACAGATCCAGCGTCCACGGTTCCTGTACAGCGACCGTTCCGTTCGGCTTCACTCCGGCCAGCCGCAGGCGGGCATAGATCCGCCCGACGACAGGTCGCTGCGCAGCATTCAATTCGTACTTCCAGCCATGAGATGCCAGCCACTCGACCTGTTTTTTCGATGACTTGGCGCCGATCATGGCCTCCAACTCCTCCTTCGAGAGGAACTCAGATGGGGTTTCCATGGGCAATGCCTCTCCGCCCAGGCGGATCGCCCGGGACCGAAATTGAGTGTTAGGATTCTCTCCCCAGCCGGGACGGGCCTCAGGAAGAGGCCGTGGTGGCTCCCGGCTGGGGATTTTGCGATATGCCTGCCCGGTCGAGACGTTCGATCTCAGCCAGCGCCAGGGCACAGGCCTTGACCAGATCACGGCGCGCACTGGTCGGCTTCCACCACTGTTCATCCCAGGGCCATGCGAGCGACACCAGCAGGGCAGCGGTTCCATCGTTCGGAGCGCTGGAGCCGGCCAGGGCGTAGCAGGCGGCGGCGCGGGCCATCTCGCCGTGGCTGTGCGCATCGTCGTGCTCCGGCGTCCATCCCTCGGCGGTGATCTGCCGGCGGCGCTCTGCCTGAACGTCGAGCCATGCCTGCGGCACTTCCTTGCCGGGCGCGGCGGCGAGAGAGCGCAGAGCATCATGGATGGCTCGCAGATCATCGTCGGTCGGCTCCTTGCGTAGGTACAGAACGACCGCGCGCGGATGACCAGTGTCGCGTCCGATCCCTGACACTTCCGGCGCGCTGTGCTGAGCCTGGGCGGGCGGCTTCCGGTACAGCTCGACCACGCTCCCGCCGTGGTCGGCGACCTGTGTCAGGGCATCGCCCAGCGTGTTGTGAAGGCCCGAGTGGTCGGTATCGTCGCAGTCGGCGAAGTAGTAGAACGGCTCCTGCTTCTCCAGATCGGCCAGCTTCGCCTCCACCTCCGCGACCCTGGCCAGGGCGGCGTCGCGCTCTGCCATGCGGCCCGAAACCAGACCATCAAGACGAGCAATTTCCGCTTCCCGTTCCCGGATTTCGTTCTGCAAGGCTCGGTAGGTTTCCTGGCCGGAATCCATGTAATCGTTCTTGTGCTGGCGGAGCTGGGCTATCACCGCCCGCAGTTCCCCGACGATGCACTCATGCTGGGCGATGGTCATAAGCGGCCGGCGTTCGACGGTGTAGGAGCGTTCGAACTCCTCGCCTTTTCCTGGGTGCCAGAGACTCCAGCCAGTTTGCGGTCCTGCGGTGACGCGGTATTGCCACGCCACAACCTCCGGCCGCTCCGCCTCTGCCTGCTCAGGCCTGAGTGCTTCAGCGGGCGCTTCGTTGAACGCTTCAGCATGCGGGGCTAGGTTGAGCGGGTCGAGTTGCTCGCGAAACGCCTGGAGCCGCTCGATGCGCTCCGCCTCTTGCTCCGGAGTGGACTCGAACTCGTACAGCCGCTGGGCGGCTTCGACTACCAGCCGCGACGACACGCCAGCGCTGAAGCGGACGCCACCGACCTTGGCTGGCTGTTCCAGCTTGGGCCAATGGTTGAATGCTCGACGGGCGAGGGCAATGTCGCATACCGCAGCTGGAACAGGCTGGCCGTCCTCGCCCTCGAGTTCGTTGGCCAGCCACTCTTCGAAGCTGGCTTCCGATCGAGCCGGCGCCTGGTCCTTGATCATGGCCAGCAGGCTCTCGGCTGAGGAGTGAACGTCGTCGAGGTCCGTCGACCAGCGCTGCGGGCTGGTGTCGTGGATGTTGTCCAGGGCTTCGACGATGCCGCGCAGGCGGGTGGCGCACTGCTCGATCAGTTGGTGTTGGGTAGAGGACATTGTGGTGTCTCCGGTTGCTCCGGCGCCGGCGGCCGGCAGCGGAAGCATTTGCACAGGCCTATCCGTTGGCCCGTGGTGCGGCAGATGGTGGGGCGGTTCATTTCGTGGCGTCTTGCTTCATGGCTTTGGCGTGGCCGACGCAGGTGCGGACTGGGTCGCCCTGGTCGTCTAGGTCGGCGTGGCAGTAGAACCGGCTGAGTTCCTGCCGGCAGTAGATGGCATCGGAGGTGGTGACCGGCGAGGTGTTCGCCGGGGTGCCGAGGCGATAGGCACAGCCGGCGCACGTGCCGCGTGGATCCACAGTGGCGGCCAGGACAACACCTTGCAGCGCTCCGAACATCGTCGGCAGGTTCGCCTGCTCCGCGGTGTGCGGGTGTTCGCCGCGCTCGATGAGGATCAACTCCACCATCGCTCGGCAGTTCTCGGCGACGGCGTTGGCCATGCCCAGCACCTGGGCGAACAGGTCGAGCATGCCGGCCAGGTTGCGCTGGGCGGCCATTTTCTCCAACACCTGGCGGCGCAGGTTCGCCGGCAGAAGAACGGCGCCGGCCAGTTCGCGCGCGTCAGCGGCACTGATCTGGTAGTCGACAGGGGGCTCAGCCATAGTTCCTCCTGGGGTTTATTCGTAGGGACCGGTCATGGTTGAGCTGTCGGAACTCGGTGCAGATGACGATCACGTCGGGACCGTCACGGCGGTGGACCGGCATCGTGCTGAAGTCGAAGCTCGAACAGTCGTCCAGGCGTCGCTCGCAGGCGCGGCAGCGCCCGCCCTTGGGGTAGTAGTTGGGCATGGTTGGCTCAGGTGAAGAGGGTGGGCTGGGCGCTCTTGTCCAGCGCCTGCTGGATCTTGGTGAAGGCCTCGGGGTGCTGCTGGTCGAACGCTGGCATGCGGGGCGACTCAACCCAGGTGCCGCGCTCGGCGCCCTTGTCGAGCCAGGATCGTGTCCAGTTCGTGGCGCTGACGCCGCATTCGGCGATCTGCTTCGTTGTGATGAAGCCCTGGCGGCGTAGCGTGGCGATCACCTTCAGCGCGCCTTCCTTCCATTGGGTGAGCCGCAGCGGCGCCGGAACGCCGGCGGGCACGTCGGGGACCACGATCGGGACATGGCAGCGTTCCGCGGGGTTCCAGTCGAACAGTTGCGGCCCGCTCATGTGCTGGAGCCAGTGGCGCAAGTGGAACTCGGGGAAGTCGACGAACTTGCCGTCGCGCCGACGGTGTCCGCGGGACGGCGCGAGCACTGCGATGCCGCACATTTCAAGCAGGCGCGCGATTCCGTGGCTGGCCTCGGTGATCCGCCCGACAATGACCAGGCGGTGATCTGGCCCTGGCGCCCCGTACCGGTCTTGCCAGTACTGCGGCAGGATCTGGTCGGCCACCTTGGCGTTCAACTGCAACTTGGCCTCGACGCCGATCTGCCGGCCATCCTCGTGGACCACCAGGATGTCGAACCCGGCAGTCTCCGGGTAGCAGGTCCAGCCGGGGACTCGGTTGAACTCGTCGATGAACGCCGCGCAGAGTTCGGCCTCGCTCTGCACCAGCGGGGCCTGGCTCTTCATGTCGGTATCTCCGCAGGACCGGTGATGTGCTCCGCGTGCAGAGCGCGCATTCCCAGGTTGGTGGCTACGGTGAACTCCAGCCTGGCGCCCTTCGAATCCATCCAGCCGGGCAGCAGGGCGATTGCCTGGCAGGTGAGCAGCTTCTGCAGGTCGAGCCGCAGGTAGTCGGCCCACTCGAAGCCCGGAATCTCGCCGTGCTCGGCGGGGTTCTCGAACTGGTACCCGAGGCTGCGCAGGCGCGCGGCTTCGGCGTGGAAGGCGGGGAAGTTGTGTTCCGGCAGGCCGGTCATGGGGCCGGCGAGGTAGATGCGCTGGGTCATTCTCCGCGCGCCTCCTGAATATCGGCCTCGGTCAGGGTGTAACTGGTAACCCCGTCGACGAGATAGAAGTCCGGCGGGCAGTTCGCCCTGGCCCAGCCGCGCAGGAAGCTTCCCAGGTCGGCCATTGCTTCCTTGCTGGCCTGCGGCCAGTCGTCCACCCATTCCCCGGCATCGCTGCAACTGGCGTTGTCGTTCATGCTGCTGATCAGGCTGTCCGGATCGACGAAGCCAGCGGGATCGAGGTAGCGCTTCGTTCCGAAGTACACGGTGGAGCCTGCCTGCAACTCGTCGTAGCTGGTGATGAGTTCTGAGAGATCCTCGTTGTGCCAGTCCTCTCCGTTGGCGCTCCAGGTGATTTCCCCTGACCGTGGATCGCTGTAAGCGACGGCCGGAGCATCCCCAGTGCGGTCGTGCTCGATCGCCTTGTCGGCCGGCACCGTGCGCCAGTCCGGCCAGGACCGCGCCTCATTCTTCGCCTGCTTGGCCAGCAGGGCGTCGATGATCTGCGCGGGAGTGGCGCCGGTGCGCCAAGCCCCGTCCAGGGCCAGGATCACAACGTCGATCCACTCGGCCAGGTCGCCGGGGGTTTCCTCGATCTCGCGCAACTCCTTGCGGATGTGGTCGATGACGCCAGCGGCGCGCGCCCCTGGCCCGAACGTGCGTTCGCTGAACCGGCGCTGGCGCTCCAGGTGCAGGTCGAAACGGAACACGTCCAGCCGCCCGCGGGCGCGGCCAAGCGCGTAGGCCTCATCCTGGAACATCAGGAGGTGATCGCTGGTGCGTCCGGTCAGGACATCGAGATAGCGGCTGTGGAGCGCTTCAATGGCAAGGTGATCGTCGGGGTGGTTCTGGTTCGTCGTCATGGCTGCACCTGCTGAAGTGGACGATGGCCTGGTTTCGGCGGTAGGTGTGGGGAGAGCAGCGCGTCCTCGAGGGACATGCCTGCGGCGAGTCGCCGGCGGACGGTGCTGGCCGAGACGGGGCTCGGCAGCAGGTCGACCAACTCTTCGAGGGTTCCGGTTCTGCCGCGCACGGTGTGGGTGTGCTTTTCCTTGCGTGCCTGGCGGGCCTGGTCCAGTGCGCGGGCGAGTGCCGGCGTGCAGTAACCTCGTTTCTGCGAGTTGGCCCGCTTGTGGTCCAGCGACTGGCCCTTCGCCGGCCACTCGATGTCCGGCATCAGGGTCAGCATTTCGCGGAATACCCATGGGCCGATGCCCAGGGCCAGCCGGGTGGCGCGGCGGGAAAGCCCGCGCGCGGCGGACTCCCGAATGAACTGCTCAGTGTTCATGCCGCCACCTGCTGCGGACTCGGGCGTAGCCGCCGCTTCCATGGGTCGTTCGCCCGGGCGTACGCGGCCATCGTGTTCGGGCTCACGCTGTTGCCGCACATGTGGACCTGCTGAGACAGAGTGAACCGCTGCCCGTTGTGGCCCCGCTCGATGATGTAGCTGTCGGGGAAGCCCTGGGCGCGGTACAACTCGCGCGGCTTCAGCATCCGCAGCCGGATGTCGACGATCACGTAGGGGCTACCGCTGATCCAGACCGTGACCAGCGCCAAGCGGTCCTTGGTGGTGATCGTGGTCAGCGGATCGTCCAACTTCGCCCACTGCCCGCCGGTCGAGTGGTAGCGCATCAGGAACGCCGACACCCACAGCGCGCCGTCCAATTGCTCCGGCGTCAGGCTGCTGGCGACCATTTCCGCGGTGACCAGACCGTGGTGCGTGCCGCCGGCGCTGACCGTGTGCAGCGGCTCGTCGGCGGCGCGCGCGTCGCAGTTGCCGCGCAGATGCAGCAGGTGGGCGGCGACCAGGCCGTGGTGGTCCGTGCCGGTTTGCGTGCCCAGCGGTCCGTCCACCGGTGCGCCATGCGATCCCTTCCGTAGCGTTACCAGGTGTGCCGTGGCGAGCTGCTGCTGGCTGCCCTTGTTGGTGATGGTGCTGATCGGGGCATCGGCCGGGCGACTGTGGGTGGTGTTGTAGCCGCCGTTGGCCTGGACCATGAACGCGGTGGCCACTCCGCAGTCAGCTTTCGCGGTGATGGTGTACATCGGCTCGGCGACCGAACGCGGCTCGGTTTGGCCGGCGCGGCCGCCGACGCCTACCAGGATCGTGCTGGCCAAGCCCAGCGCGTGCGCAGCACCAGCAGGCCGCTTGCATTCTCCGCCGCTGGTGATCGTCGGCATCGGCTGGTCGACCGGTGCGCCGGTGGCGTCGAAGCGGAACTTGACCAGGTGGGCGGCCGCGACGGCGTGCTTGATGCCGCCGGCGACCACGGTGCCGAGCGGTTCATCCAGTTCAAGGACGCGCGGTGCCTGTCCGTCGCGCTCGCCGTAGCCAACTTGGATCAGCGTCGGGGTGGCAACGGAGAAAGCGCCACCCTTCGGCCAGGCAGTGATGGTGTTCAGCGGCTGGTCCACCGGATGCACGGCTTCGCGCGACCAGTTCGCGATCGGCACGATGAAGGGCTTGGCGCGCTGGAGCACTTCTTTCTCGATACCCTTCGCGATGCGGCGCATGGTGGCCTCCGCCAGCGGCTTCTTCCGGTTGCGGATCGACTGGCCGAGGTCGCTCCAATCGATGCACTCTGCTGCCGTGCGGTACGGCTTCAGCCCCTTGCTGGGTTTCGCGGCATGGGTCTTCTCCGCCGCCACTGGCTCGAAACCGCCGTCTGTGGCCACCAGGTACAGGCGCTGGCGGGTGGTCGGGTCGCCGTAGTCGCAGTTGCGCTCGACCCAGTAGTCCACCTGGTAGCCGAAGCCGCGCAGGGTCTGGACGAACTGGCGCCAGGTGCGACCCTTGCGCTTCGGATCGGGCACCAGGAACTGCTCGTGGCGCGGCACGCGCTCCCCTGGCTCGGCCACCGTGCCGTCGAGACGCACGACGCGGCCGGTCGCTTTGTCGCGCTTGGCGATCAGCGGGCCCCATTGCAGGATCTGTTTCACGTTCTCCAGGCTGATCACCCAGGGCCCGCGGCCGAGCTTGTGCAGCTTGCCGGCCCACTTCACCACCACCCACGAGAGATCCCGGATTTCCTTCTTGCGCGGCTGGCCGCCGGCGGCCTGACTGTGATGTCGGCAGTCCGGGGAGGCGTGCAGCCAGCCCACGGTGGCGCCCTTGGTGGCCTCGATGGGGTCGATGCCCCAGACATCGGTCGGCAGATGCTCGGCGTGCGGGTGGTTGGCCTCGTGCATGCTGATTGCGGCTGGGTTGTGGTTGATGGCCAGGTCGACCTTGCGGCCCAGGCCCATTTCCAGACCGGTGCTGGCACCGCCGCCGCCGGCGAACAGGTCGACGATGATCGCGTCGTCGGTGTCGTCCAGGGCCAGGCCGTACTGGGTTTTGAAGTCGAGCGGGGAGGGCTTCTTGAGGGAAGTCATGCGGCGGGTTCCTTCTGGATGATTTCAGCATCAGCCTCGAGCAGGGCGAACAGGTCGGGCATGGCCATCTCTTCCTCCGCGGACTTGCAATAGCCGGCACCGTCCAGGAAGTAGCGGGAGTTCAGTTCGTGGGCGCGGGTTCTGCGCTTGAGCTTCAGCGCGCAGTACGGGACGGTCATGATCCCGCCGAAGGGATCGAAGACCAGGTCTCCTTCCATGGAGTACTGCACGATGGCCCGGTCGACGATGTCGAACTGCAGCGGGCACAGGTGCATTTCCTGGCCCTTGCTGTACTGCTTGGCGTTGAGCGTCCGCATGCGGGCGACGTCGGTCCATACGTCCGGGTGCCAGGACTGCGGTGGCAGCAGCATGAAGCCGGTGGGCAGCTTCCCGGTGACCTCCAGCGATTCGCCGATGCGGACGTGGTGCTCGAAGTCGTAGACGGTGGACAGGCTGTAGTCGCGGTACAGCTTGAACATCACGTCGTGCGGGATGCCTTCGAAGTCCTCTTCGGTCAGCGGACGGTTGCCGCTGCTTCGGGTGAACCCGTGGGCGTCCAACTGCCAGCGTGCCCGGCTGTAGCCGTTGCCGCGGGTGACGGTGAGCTTCTTGTCCATGGCGAAGGGGACGATTTGGCCGTCTTCGTCGATGCACAGAGGCTTTGCCTTGACCACCGGCACGTCGCCGTAGGCGTTGGAGTTGTCGGTGGGCGGCTTGCGGAAGATCAGCAAGTACTCGGGCATGCCGACACCCATCTTGGTGCCGTCCTTGCACTGCTCCGTCCACGAAAGGCGGTAGGTCTGGGCGTTCTCGCGAACCACGTCGGTGACGATGGTCTTCATGCCCATATAGGCCCAGCCATGCTTGACGAAGGCTCGAGTCACTTCCATGTGGAAGGGGTAGACGGTCTGGAAGCCAAGGCCGGTCATTCCGCCGGGAATGATGCGATCCTTCACGTGGATGCAGGCCAGACGCCCGGGGATGGTCACGCGCAGCAGCTCCGGGATCAGATAGTCCATCTGCTCGAAGAAGTGCGCGTTGTCGTCGGTGTGGCCGAAGTCGGCGTAGTTCGGCGAGTACTCGTACTGGGTGCTGAAGGGGATGCTGGTGATGGTCAAGCCGACGCTGTTGCTTTCCATGCGGCGGGTTTCGAGCACGGTGTCGTTGTTGACGATGGTGTAGTCCTTGCCCTTGATCTCGACGCGCTCCACGCCCATGGAGCGGGTGAGGGTCTGTGCCATGGCGGCCACGGACAGGCCGTACTGCTTGATGATCTCGGTCATGCGCTGAACCATGGTGTTGTGCTGCTGCCACTTCCGTTCGAGTTGGCGGCGGATGTCGCGCTCGGCCTCGGTATAGATCAGGTCGATGCGCACGCGGCCGGTCTGCAGGAATCGGTGCAGGCGGTGAATGGACTGGATGAAGTCGTTGAACTTGAAGCCGATGCCCAGGTAGATGGCCCACGAGCAGTGGCGCTGGAAGTTGCAGCCGCTGCCTGCGATCACCGGCTTGGCAGCCAGTTCCTGGAACTCGCCGTCGCTGAACTGGACAATCGCGCGTTCGCGCTCTTCCAGATCCTGGGCGCCGTAGACGCTGACGGCGTCGGGGATAGCGGCCTCGATCGCGTGGCGTTCCGCCTCGAGGTCATGCCAGATGATCCGGTGAGCATCTGGAGCTTCGGCCCGGATCTCCATCAGTTTGGCGATCCTGGCAGGAAGGCTCTCGCGCTTCTCTGCGGCGGCGTCCTGCACGCCAATGGCGGTGTTGCGAAGCAGGCGGCCCTGGCCATTACGCTCATGGCCAGCGTGCGAGTGGTCGGACGGTACTTCGTGCCAGCGGATGTCCAGTTCCGGTAGCGCGTAGCCTTCGTCGCTGAACCCGAGGTCGCTGGGGCGCTGAACGAAGATCGCCCAGGACGCCACCCACATCCAGAACTCGCCCTCTTTGTGGGCATGGATGGTGAGTTGGTCGGCCTTCTCAGAGTTGCGTTTGAAGAACCTGGTCTTGGCCTGGCCGACATCCATCACGCCGAGGAAGGCCGAGTAAGCCAGTAGCTCGATGTATTCGTTCGGGCTTGGCGTGGCAGTGGCCACGTACCGGTACCGGACGCCATCGCCGCGGATGCCGGCGGCGCGATCGTCACCAGCGAACAGAGCCATGAACTCGCGGAACGTCTTGCTGCCGCCGAAGCCGCGAAGGCAACTGGCTTCGTCCAGGCTTGCTACGCTGAACCGGCGAGGGTCGAGCTTGCCGTCGCGGACGGTCTCGTAATTGGTCAGGTAGATGGTGGCGGGGTCGTCTACCTCGTCGAAACTGCGGATGAACCGGACGGTGATGCCGAGCATCGCGGCGTCGCGGTAGAACTCCTGGCGCACACCCAGCGGAATGGTGATGAGAGCGTAGCCGCCGGCTAGGTCGCGGGTGACGCGCACCACCTCAAGCTGCATTACCGACTTGCCCAGGCCGAAGGCCGCGAAACAGGCCGCGCGGCCTTGGCGCACCAGCCAGGTGGCGATGGCGCGCTGGTGCGGCTTGAGCAGGGGGTTGAAGGCCGAGGGCTCCACTTCGAATCCTTTCGGCTCGGCGAGGCGGACCTTCGCTCGCAAGAAGTCTTCATAGGCGGTCATGCTGTTTCCTTGAGGAACGGCACGCACCGGACGCCGCCCTGCCTGACAGGGCGGCCCACGAGGCATGGTTGAATCGCCCACAGGGCGGCGTCCGGTGCGTGCTGGGAGAGAAAGCGCCCCGGGTGGGGCGCTGTATCGAGGGTCAGGCTGCAGCCTGGTGCTGCTGGTCGACGAGTTGCCCGGCGTCGATCCAGACCGCTTGTAGCCAGGTCGGCGTCTTCGCCATCGCCTCCTTGAGCGTGCCGGCGACGATCAGCGTGTCGATCTCGCCGCCGGCGGCCAGGCTCTGGAACAGCTTCATCGCCTGCTGAGTGCGAGCAGGGATATCCAGCACGTCGAGGCGATCCAGCAGCGCCAGGCGAAGACCGGAGATCGTCGCGATGGCCAGGGCCAGCGTCGCGTCGCACCGCCAGCGTTCGGACTCGGATAGCAGGCCGTACAGTCGGCCGCCGAACGTGACGTCGATGTCGGCGCTGATCTGCACGGGCGACCAGCCGGCGGTGCCGGATAGGCGCTGCAGCAGCTCGTTCACCGGCCCGATCGCATCGGCCAGGATCTCAGCCGGGATTCCGGTCGGCGACAGCGCGTCGGCCATGCCGGTCCACGCCACCACATCCCGGTGCGCGGCCTGCGCTTTCGCGATCGATGCCTCACGCTGGGCAGCCGCTTCCATGGCTTCCTGAAGGGCCACCAGCTTCGCGCGGCTCGCGTCGCGGGCCTGCCGCAGCTCGTTGATAGCCTGCTCGCCGTTGGCGATCGCTTCGGCGCTGGGCGCGTCGGCGGACTCGGTTTCCAGGGCCTTGATCTGCTCGGCGGCGGCCAGGCACTCGTCCAGGTCCCGCTGGCTGTTCGCCACGGCGCGCTGAGCACTGGCCAGATACTCGCGGTATTCCGGCAGACGCTTGGCTGCCTCGGCGTCAGCGATCTTCTCAGGCGGCTGATGCACCACCAGAGCACCGGCCTGCAGGTCGACCGCGCCCTGACAGTGGGGGCAGGTCAGCGGCTGGTGCGGCACGCTGCCGGACGAGGCCAGTTCGGCGGCCATGACCTTCTCGGACCACTCGTCCTGGTTCTGCTCGTCCGTGCTCAGCTTGTTGCGGCGGCGCGGCTCCAGGTCGACCAGGTCGCGCAGCTTGGTGATGCGCTGGGCGCGGCCGTCGGCAGCCTGGCGGGCCTGTTTGCTGGCGCCCAGGGTCTGCTGCGCCTCGGCGAGGTCATCCTCGAACTGCTGCAGGTTCTTGCCGGCCTCGGCGACCTGGTCATCGGTCACCACGGTGGCCACCAGCTCCGGCGCCCAGTCGACAGCCTTCTCGCTGCCGTAGTTCTCGCCGGTGATCGCCTTCCAGGCGCCGCGCGCTTCGCTGGCGTAGGCCTTGGCCTGCTCCACCGCTGCAGGGAAGCCGGTGCGCAGCAGGGGCTTCACCTTCTCGAACAGCTTCAGGTCCAGGCCTTTGGATTCAAGACGCTTGCCGACTTCCGCCGGGCTGGCGCTGGCGCCGCTGAGTTCGAACAGCACCTTGCGGCGCTCCTTCGAATCCAGCGCGGCGAAGAGGCTGGCGTCCAGCACGTAGGGCAGGAACGGCGAGTCGGCCAGCGGGGCGCTCTTGCCGGTGGGCAACATAACCCAGGCCGTCTGCTCGTCACCGCCGTTGTCGAGGAAGGTGACGTGCGCCTCGCCCTTCTTGGCGCCCTCGGTTACCAGCTTGTCCATCTCCTTCTTCAGTGAGACGCGGCGCGGCTGGCCGTTGAAGGCCATGGCGATGGCGTCGAGCAGCGAACTCTTGCCGGCGCCGTTGTGGCCGGCCACCAGGAGCACCGGCGCAGAAACATCAAGGGCCGCATGACGCAGCCCTTGGAAGTTGGTGATTTCGAGTTTCGTGATGCGCATGGCTCACTCCAGGTCGAGGGCGATATCCCCCGGCTTCTTGACGACGCGGTAAGTGTTCAACTCGCGGGACTCCTCGTTTTCCTGCTCGAGCACGATGACTCCCTGGTCCAGCAGTTGGAGAACGACGCGCTCGGCTTCCTCGGTGGTGAGAGCGAAGCGCGATTGCAGCCAGGCCGCGTCGAACACGTCCTTCTTGGTGGCGACGCCGATGGCGATCTCGCCCAGGGTGTGGCCGGCGAAGCGCTCGACGGTGAGTTGCGGCAGCTCTTGGAACTCGGCATCGCCGACGTCGCTGTCGTCTGCTGGTTGCATACCGCCCCAGGCGCCGGCGTCTTCCATGTCGTGGTCGCCGCCATTCAGGTCCAGCGGGTTCTGGTCCGGGTCAGGCTTGACCTGGTCCATGCCCTCGGTGAACTCGTTGGCGCCGCCGATGATGAGCAGGCAATCCTTGTTCACCGCGAACAGCAGGTCCTCCTTGTGAGGGCTGCTCGGATTCACCACGAATACGGCCTTCATCTTGTCCTTCGCGGTCATCGACTCCAGCTTGCCGTAGACCGTGTCGCGGTCGCCGCCGGCAATGGTGTGGACCGCGATGGTGGCGGCATTCCGTACCTGGCGCTCCAGGCGGTCGATGATGTCCTGCTGCTTGGCCTCGGGAAGCTTCTGCCAGCAGTCCGGCATGATCCGGATTTCCTGGATCAGTCCCTGCAGCAAGCTCTTGCCGAGCGTGTCGGCGGTCATGTTCATGAAGTGCGGGTTGTTGCTCATCGGGAATGGGTCCTATTCGTTGGCGATCCGTTCCAACTGCTCGAGTTGGGCGTCGCTGAGGTAGGTGTGGGCGCCGTAGCGCTGGAAGTTGCTGCGGAGGTCGGCCAGGAACTGCTCGTCCCAGTCCGTAGCGGCGTTGAGCTCGGCCGCGCCGAGTAGCGCGGCGAACTCCCCGACTTGGCCGTACCGCTCAAGGACAGTAAGGCTGGGCATGGCCGGCTACTCGAGATTGAGCTCGTCGGTGCCGGTGTCCGGCTGCTGGCCCGGGGCGGGTTCGGTGATTTCGCCCGTCTCGGTGTTCACGCCGTCCGGGACCTGGTCCTGAGACTGGTCGTCAACAACGCTGTATTCGCCGGTGAGGATGGACGCGTTGTCCTGGTCCAATCCGGCGTCGGCGCGTTCGTCCAGGGTGACTGCGGTCTGCAACTCGATGCTGACCGGCAGGTACTTGAACAGCCGGCGGATGACGGTCTTCTTGGCCATCTCTTCGTAGTGGGTGACCCAAGGCCCGTTTCCGGATGCCTTGCTGGTGGCGCGTACTTTGTCGACGTCGGCCTTGCTCATGACCTCGAATTGCACACCGCCGTCTTTCAACTTGGCGACCGCGTAGACGTGGGTCATGACGCCGCGTTCACCTTCTCCCGGAACGTGCTGGACGTCTTCGTCGAGGCCGTAGCGATAGCTGAACTGGTCGTTCTGGTGCACGGTGCGCGCGGTGAGCGAAACGATCTGGCCGGAGCGCCGGGCAAGGTCAATCATCCCGCGGTAGCCGATGATCAACTGGACGTTCGACAGGCCATCTTTCGCCTTGCCGTTGCCGAACGGCAGCAGGTAGGCATGGCCGAGAGCGTTACCCGGTTCCAGGCCGAGCTGCGCGCATTGCATCACGGCGCCGAGGAAACTCTCCTGATTGCATTTCGCCAGGGCTGGTACTTTGCGGATCTCGGTCAGCGCGATGCGCGCGAGTCGGTCGGCGGTCATGTGCTTCGGAAGCGCCAGGGCCATCTGGGCTTTGATCTTCGGGTCAGTCATCAGGTGGGCCAGCGTTTTCGGCTGACCGTTGTTGGCGACATTGCCGGTCGCGGCGGCTTTCAGGGCGGTTGCGGACATGCTGGGCTCCGGTTACTTGAGGCGGAAAACGCGGGATTCGCTGGTCTTCTTGAACTGCTCGAACAGCGCGGGGTGGGCTTCCTTGAAGGCGGATTGGTCGAAGCGGTTGGTGGTCTGGGACTTCCACGTCAGTACCGACTTGCCGTTGATCGTGAGTTGGGCGTGGTCCTGCATGAAGAGCTTGATGCGCTCCTCTGCGGACTCGATCTCGTACTCCAGGCCCTTGGCCTTGGCTTTCAGTTCGCGCAGGCGGTTGAACACCTCCACGACCTTGCCATCGGCCTCGATGCTGGTTCCGGCATCACGTTCGAACAGCCGGAGGATGTCGCTGACAGCGGTTGCTTCGGGCGGATCCAGGCGCTGGATGCGTCCCCAGAACTCGATCTCCTTCTCGCGAATCGCCGCGATGGTTTCGTCGTCCCGCTCGACGCGGTACACGCGGAAGTCGTCGCCGCCGATCAGCACGCCGAAGATGCAGACCTGGCGGCCGGTGACCATCAGGCCGTGCATGGCCTGGGCGGTGTAGTGGACTGGAATGGCATCGGTCTGAACCTCACCCCAGTCCTTTGCCTTGAATGGGCTGACCGTCTTGATCTCGATGTTTTCGCCGCTGGCGGCCTCGGCGTCGATCTCGGCGGCCATGAAGTCGTGCTGCTGGTCGCGGTAGCGGTTACCGCGGCCGACGATCTTCAGGCCGGTCTCTTCGGCCAGCAGGTCGATGACGTAGGGCTCCATCCGCTGGCCACGGGTGAAAATCTTCTGCTTCGCCGGGTCGACGGGACCGGTGCGCGGCTGGATCTTATCCAGGTACACGTCCAACGGAGTGCGCCAGGGACTGATGCCGAGGATGCCGGCGACATCGCTGCCGCCTAGCAGCTTGCTCCTGTCATGATGTTCAGGTGCGATTTTGAGGAGGGACACAGGCGTAATCTCCGAGGTTCTTCAAGAGGCCGTCGTACTTGCAATGGCATGATCTGCAAAGACGGATGTAGTCGTTTGGGTCGTGGTGCCTTCCACTAACGTTGGCCCACTCGAACCTGGCCTTTGGGTCGGTGGTCCCGCAGTGCTCGCACTTCATGGGGCGGCCCCGCGCGGCATAGACCCTGTTGTGGGCCGGCTTGTACTTGACCGCCTCGCCCCGCCAGCTACTGTTCTTCGCTCCGCGCTGATCTCGCTTCGCAGCTATGCGCCGCTCTATGCCGCAACGGATCATGAAGAGCCGAAGGGCACGGCAGGTACATCCGATCTCGGCGGATACTTCTTCGAGCGTCATGCCCGATTCGTAGAGATGGCGAACCAAGCCCTCGTTGAGCAGTGGAACGCGCTTACTCTGTTGGCCGCCGAGGTACTTGGTGCGGTCGAGCGCGCCGACCGACGCGAGAGCTGCAGTCATGTGGCTGGTCTCATTTCAGGGTGAGGGTGGTTGTTGCGTGAAGGCGGGGGTTGCGCCGGAAGCGCAGAACGCAGAGGTCGCCGCAGATGTTGGCGAAGAGCGGGTTGTGGTAGCCGTGGCGGTTGGCCAACTCGACGGCCTGGCGGATGCTCTTTCCGGCAAACTCTTCGATATCGTCGAGTTGGTCGTCGATGATCGAGCGAACGGGGCGGGTGGTCATAGGTCGATGCTCCTCAGTTCTTGCTGTCTCGCATCCGCTGCGGCGTCGAGCCGGCGGCGCATGTCGTCGTATTGCCGGGTGCCGATGGCGTCCAGCGTGTAGGCCATCTCGATCTGGCCGCGCCATACCAACTGGTCGTGGCGCGGGATCACCGACCGACGCATTGCGACGATCGCTTCCTCGATCACGCCCTCGGCGCGCTCATTCGCCCAGTCCATCGTCGGCCTCCTGCTCTTCGTCGTCGTGCTCTGGTTCCGGGTCCGGCTGGTCCCAGAGCGGGTCGACGGCACGGTCGTAAGCGAGTTGCGCGTTGCTGAAAGCCGCGCGGTTGCGGCGCTCGCGATAGGTGGTGTGCATGTGCTCCTCCGCGGTTACCAGAGGTGAAGGAGCGAACGCCGGGCGCTTCCCCGGATGCGTCAGGTCTGGCTGCGCTAGCCCCTCGACTCGTTCGCTGTTCGGTGGCGGCTCACTCGTCGAATTCGACGAACTCGCCCTCGGCGCTCAACTGGTACCAGGTGTCCGGCTTTACGCCGTTCTCCCCGACCTTGCTGGCGCGGATATGGATGAGGTGCCCCTCGTCGTCGCGATGGCAGAGAACGATGGCGCTGCCGGCAGACGCGCGAGCGCGGCCTTCGATACCCAGGGATGCGGCGACGGATTCCTGGCCGCTGACCTCGGCTGCCGAGTAGTTGCCGGTGTTCGACGCTGCCGAGTAGTTGCCGGTGTTCGACGCTGCCGAGTAGTTGCCGGTGTTCGACGCTGCCGAGTA